GAGAAGGGTACGCAATACGCTCGTGATGTCCTATCCGGGGCGGTTGTGGCCGGAAAGTGGGTAAAACTAGCCTGTAAGCGCCATTTGGACGACCTGGACCGGGCGTCGATCGGTCATAACGGCGGTCCGTCTTTGGATGACGAGGACGTTTTTCCGTACTTTTTTGACCCAAAAGCCGCTGAAAAAGCGTGCAATTTCATAGAATTGTTGCCCCACACGAAGGGAAAATGGGCTGCAAAACGGCAGAAACTGGTCATGGAACCGTGGCAGTGTTTCAAAACCATGTGCATTTTCGGTTGGAAACGTGCCAGCGACGGCCTTCGACGGTTTCGTAAGGCGTTTGTGCTGGAAAGCCGCAAGAACGGCAAGTCCGCATGGGCCGCGGCTGTCGGTCTGTACATGCTATGCGCGGATAATGAATTCGGCGCTGAAGTTTACAGCGGAGCGACGAACGAAAAGCAGGCGTGGGAGGTTTTCAAGCCCGCGCGCCTCATGGCGAAGAACTCCCCGGCACTGACGGCGTATTATGGCGTCGAAACCGGAAAGGGTGCCGGGTCGAACCTCTATAAGCTGGCTGACGGTGCGAAGTTTGAAACAGTTGTCGGCAACCCTGGCGACGGCGCAAGCCCGTCATGCGCGATCGTGGACGAGTATCACGAGCATGACACAGACGCGATGGTATCGACGTTTGAGACCGGCATGGGTGCGCGTGATCAACCGCTGCTGTTGATCATTTCCACAGCTGGCGACAATATCGCCGGTCCGTGTTACGCGATGCAACAGGAAGTCGAGAAGATGCTTGAAGGGGTCACACCTAACGAGGAACTTTTCGGTATCATCTATTCCGCAGATCCCGACGTCGATTGGACCACTGAGCTTGCACTGCTCCAGGCGAACCCGAATTATGACGTATCGATCCGCGGCGAATTTCTCAAGTCGATGCAGAAGGACGCGATACAGAACGCCCGTAAGGTCGGCGCGTTCAAGACCAAGCACCTGAACCTGTGGGTGCAAGCGCGCAACGCGTATTTCAATATCCAGCGTTGGAGGGAATCCGCGAAACCGACGCTGACGCTCGACATGTTCCACAATCAGCCGGTGAAGATCGGGCTTGACCTTGCGTCAAAGGTGGACATTGCGGCGAAAATGTACCTGTTTCGGCTTGATCAGTGCAATTGTGACATTGCGAAGATTTTGCAGGATGAGGGGTACAAGTACGCAAGTTTCGGCCGGTATTACCTGCCTGAAAAGACGGTTTCCCTTGGTGAAAATGAGCATTATCAGGGGTGGGTGGGTGATAATTGGATAACTGACACCCCCGGCGACATGATCGATTATGTCCAGATCCGCGACGAAATTCTAGACGATCGCGATCAATTCCAGCTTGAAGAACTGGCTTTTGACCAGCACCAGGCGCGAATGATGGTCTCGGAATTGATCGCTGAAGGTATCCCGTGCGTAGAAGTTGCGCCGCTCGTGCTGAACTTCTCCGAACCGATGAAAGAAATCGAGGCGCTGATACGGTCGCGCGCAATCGCCCACAACGGTGACCCGGTTTACACCTGGATGCTGTCGAACGTGGTCAGCAAGCCCGACCGGAAGGACAACGATTATCCCAACAAGGACCGTGTCGAGAACAAAATTGACGGACCGGTTGCAAAGATCATGGCAATGGCCCGCTGGATGTTAATCGAGGACAACAAGTCGGTGTATGAAAGCCGTGGGATACTCATGGTGTAAGGGTTGTAACGTGCCACTGTGTTTGATATCACGTTAACGCACGTGTAACGTTTCACTCGGGGAATGCCGGTTTGGCGAATATTCTGACATCGGCTTTTCGCGCGGCCATAGGGCAGACGATCAACGTCACCAGCGCGACCGATACGGAAATCCGCGACTTCCTGCGTGACGGTTCGAACACATCTATTAGCGGACGCTCGATTACCGAGAATAGCGCGATGAAGGTCGCAGCGGCGTACCGTTGCACGACCATCATTTCAGGCGTCGTGTCGTGGCTTCCGATGGACATCATTCGCCGCGAAAGCGAGGACGTCCGTAAGCCTGCCGTGGGGCATCCATTGCGTCGCGTGCTGACGGTCCGTCCGAACGCCTGGCAAACCCCGAAAGAATTCAAACAGCTCATGCAGGCACACGTCATGTTGCGCGGGAACGCGGTCGCTGTGAAAGTCAAGGCGCTCGGGGAAGTCGTCGCACTCATCCCGATTCATCCTGACCGGGTGCTGATCGAGCAAGAAAACAGCCTCCAGATGAAATACACAGTTACGGCGGCTGACGGGTCCTTGAAGGTCTATCGGTCGGCGGACGTGCTGCATTTGCGCGGCTTGTCGCTGAACGGCTATTCCGGTCTGTCTGTTCTGTCGCATATGCGGGAATCGCTCGGTATCGCGATCGACGGCGAAGTTGCCGCCGCTACGCTGATGAAGAACGGTTCGTTTATCGACACCGTTATCAAGCACCCCGAAACCATGTCGAAAGAGGCGTACAACCGCCTCAAAGAATCTTGGGAGGGTCGCAAGTCCGGCGTCGATAACACCGGAAAGACCGCCATTCTTGAGGAAGGCGCGGATCTCGTCAAAACGTCGATGTCCGCTAACGACCTCCAGTTTATCCAGTCCCGTGATTTCCAGCGATACGACATCGCCATGTTCTTCGGTGTTCCGCCCCATATGATCGGGGCGACCGAGAAAACGACCTCGTGGGGCTCGGGTATCGAGCAACAGAACATCGGCTTTGTCACGTACACGCTGAACGATTGGCTTGTGATGTGGCAAGAGGCGCTGAAGCGCGACACGATCAATGAACGCGACTGGGACACCTTGGACGTTCGGTTCTTCACGCAAGGACTGCTGAAGGGTGACAGCAAGGCACAATGGGCGGCATTCACAGCTGGTCGCCAGTGGGGCGTCTACAGTGCGAACGACGTCCGCGCGCTGCTCGACATGAACCCGCGTACCGACCCCGAAGGCGATGAATACGCCGCTCCCCCGAACCAAAACCCCGATATCGGACATAACGGCGGTCCGCCATTAGAGGATGACGACAAATGAGCCTCCTGAAGAATCTCCCCAAGGGTCGCATTATGGCGCGTCAACCCGCATGGTACGACTATGACGCCCCGAGTGCGGCGCTCGAAGAATGGACGGACCGGGTTTACGCCGCGGCGACGTCCGACGATACAACCATCAATATTTATGAGCGGATCGGTGAAGACTGGTTCGGTGATGGTTTCTCTGACGTCAAGATGGCCGGAATCCTGCGGAACATCGGCCCGCGCGACGTCACAGTGAACATCAATTCACCTGGCGGGAGCGTGTTCGACGGACTGGCGATCTATGACCAGCTGCGCGACCACCCGGCAAAGGTAACGGTACGCGTGCGTGGTATTGCGGCAAGTGCTGCCAGTGTGATCGCAATGGCCGGTGACGAAATCCACATGGCGACCGGATCCATGATGATGGTGCACAAAGCCTGGGGCGTCATCATCGGGAATGCGGACGACCTGGAGGAAGGCGCGACCGTCTTTAACAAAATCGACAAATCTCTTGCGGCGGTCTATGCGGCCCGTACCGGACTGGACGAGGCGAAAATCATCGCCATGCTTGCTGGTCCGAATCGTCGCAGCGACGGTACGTGGATGACCGCTGCCGAAGCGGTCGAACTGAAATTTGCTGACGGCGAATTCGAGGATGACGCGACGGCCTCGGCAAGTCTTCCACAGGATAAGCGCGAAGCGATCGTAGCGCGCCGCCGCGTGGAGGCTGCGATGGCGAAAGCTGGTCTTTCCCGCAAGGATCGCGCCGACGCGTTCGCGAAAATGAACGGTCGGGAAGAACCAGCACCAGATATCAGCCGTGAATTTGAAAACCTCATGGCGACGATGAAGGGTTAAAGGAACGACTGCGTCCAGTGGCGTTCCATCACGGCTAGAAGGCGATCAAGAGCGATGGCTTTGCCGTCTCCGTAATTTGCTTGCGCGCCGTGCGTAGCGAAATCACCGTGCGGGTAAATGACACGAAAATAACGCCCGTCGTCTTCGAATTTCGCACACATGCAGTGTGCTTTGACCGATTTCATTTTTTGGTCAACAGCGGCTTTGTTCTCGGCGATATTTTTCATTTCATTCGTCTCCGTTGTTGATGTAACATTCATATTACACAGCGTTACGTGTGTCAACAGTTTTGGATAAAATAACAACACCTATTGTCACGCCACACTGTGAATGTTACACCGTAACGAATATGACCCCGCGCGATGCAAGTCATACGAGATTTGATAAACGCGAGGGTAAAACATGACCATCCATAACCGTATGATGAATTCCGCGTCGTTCCGCGGTCTCGGTGCTGCCGGTGTCCGTGCCGAAACGCCGGAAGTCAAGGCAATGCTCGAAACGTTCAACAAGACGTTTGCTGAGTTCAAGACCGCCAATGATGACCGCCTGAAGGCGATCGAAGCGGGCAAAAACGACCCGGTTCAGGCCGAAAAGGTCGACAAGATCAACAATGCGCTGACCGACGTTCAGGCCGAAATCGGTCGTATCATGGAAAAGTTCGCCGCAAGCGATCTTGCCGGATCCGGTGCGTCGGCTGATATCCAGGCAGCAGCCCGCGATTTTTCGAAAACTGTCGGTCAGGACGTGAGCGCCGAAGACCTTGGCAAGTATGCCAGTGGTCTCGATACCTATATGCGCGTCGGCGCGGACAATCGCCGTTTCTCGGAAGTCCGTAACCTGATGGAAGTCGGCAGCGACCCGGCAGGCGGCTACACCGTCACCCCGGATCTTTCCGGCCGTATCATCAAGAAGATTTTCGAAACGTCCCCGGCACGTCAGCTTTTCAGCGTCGTTTCAATCGGCACGGACGCGATGGAAGGTCTTATCGACCGTGACGACCTGACGACCGGTTGGGTCGGTGAAAAGCAGGCGCGCCCCGAGACCGACACGCCCGAGCTTGGCAAATGGCGCATCGACGTTCACGAACAGTACGCCATGCCGAAGGTGACGCAGAAGCTGCTGGACGATTCCGGCTTCGATATCGAAGGCTGGCTTTCCGGCAAGGTTGCCGACAAGTTCGCTCGTACCGAAAATTCCGCGTCGTTCTCTGGCGACGGCAACAACAAGCCACGCGGTCTGCTGACCTATTCCACGGCTGCGACCGCCGACGCTACCCGCGCTTGGCAGGTTTGGGAACACATCGCTTCCGGCGCTACCGGTTCGATCACGAACACCGATTTCCTGATCAACCTCGTCTTTGCACTGAAGGCCGGCTATCGGGCAAACGCGAACTTCACTATGAACCGGAAGACGCTCGGTTACATCCGCACGCTGAAGGACGGCGACGGAAACTACCTGTGGCAGCCTGATTTCTCGCAGCGTCAGGGCGGCGCGCTTCTCGGTTACGGCATCGTTGAAGCCGAAGATATGCCCGACATCGCTTCGAACGCGCTGTCCATCGGCTTCGGTGATTTCAAGGCTGCATACCAGATCGTTGACCGTATGGGGATCCGCGTTCTTCGCGACCCTTACACAGAAAAGGGCTTTGTGAAGCTCTACACCACCAAGCGGATCGGTGGTGACGCGATGGACTTCGATTCCGCGAAGTTCATGAAATTCGCCGCTTCGTAACGGCCACTGGCTGACCTTGGGGCGGTTAATCCCGCCCCTTTCGCTACTCTCTGAAAGGGAAAACCCACATGGCACCCCGTGACCTGAAAAATAACATTACCGTCAACCCGGTTCTGCATTCCGACCCCGCCGACAACACGGCGGCAGTCGGTGCGATCCAGGACCATCGCGGCTCGAAGTCGCACACCTACGTCATTCACGCCGGTTCGCTGGTCGACGCCGACGCGACGTTTACCGTCCTGCTTGAAGAAGGTGACGCAGCGAACCTTTCCGACGCTGCAGCTGTTGCAGACGCCGATATGCTCGGTACGGAAGCGCTGGCATCGTTCATTTTCTCCGGCGACAACACCGTGAAGACGCTCGGGTACATCGGCTACAAGCGCTACACGCGCCTGACGATCACCCCGGCTGCGAACGCGTCGGCTGCGTCGTTCTCCGCTGTCTGCATCGAAGAAATGAACGTTCACGGTACGGTCAACTAACCGTCACGTAACGTTCGGCGCAACAAGGTAAAACGACGATGATCAAAGTTAAGATTGCGAAAGATGGCGTGAAGGGTGCCGACGACGGCGCGACCGTTCGTCAGTATGCCAAGGGCGTTATCTATACTGTTTCCGACGCGCTCGGGGAAGTCTTTATCGAAGCCGGTGAAGCGACGGAAGTCGAGGAAGAAAAGCAGTCCGTCGCGGACAAGCTGAAGGCAAAGGGCGCGAAATCGTCCGAAGCGGCTGACAAGGCTGTTGCCGAGAAGGAAGCGGCTGACAAGGCTGTTGCCGCCCCGGTGGTGCCGTCGATCGGCCTTCCTGGTCTGCCGAAGAAATGAAGCCGAAGCTTATCACAGCACCCGCGACTGATCCGGTGACCTTGCAAGAGGTGAAGGAACATTTGCGGGTGACGTGGTTCACGGATGATGACGTTTATATTGCCGCACTCATCAAAGCGGCAGTGTCGCACCTGGACGGATATCAAGGCATCCTGAACCGCTGCATTGTCGAACAAGAGTGGCAGGTAACGCGCACCTCGTGGTGCCGTAAAATGGAGACGATTTTCACCGACACGACCGACGCCGTGATTAAGTATTATGACGAGGACGGTGACGAACAGACGCTAGACCCGGCGTCGTATCAGATTTACCCGGATTATATCCGACTGAAGAACGATTTCGCGTTTCCGGCGATCGAGACAGACCGTGACGACCCGATATCGATCGTCACGACGCACGGTTATGACACGGTCCCCGATTCGTTGCTGCTGGCGATAAAGATCCTTGTGGCGCACTGGTACCGTAACCGCGAACCGGTGGCGTTCGGTGCTGTCCCGGCAAAGATACCGTTCTCGGTCAAGGCGTTGCTTGCGCCTCACACGTGGGCCTTCTGATGGCAACACAGGGGAGCATGACCAAGCGTGTAACGTTCCAGCGCGATACCGGCACGATCGGCGTCGGCGGTTCGAAAACGCGTCATTGGACGGACATTCCCGGCTTGGTCCGTGTGCCGGTCCAGTATCAGCCACAGCGCGGGCGCGAACGTGTCCAGGCGGGCCGGTTGGAATCCGCAACGGTGGGTTTCGTCACGCTGCAGGGATGTGACGCGGTTCGGTCGCTCACACCGGCTGACATCATGGTTGTACACGAGCAATCGGGCGACGTTTCGCACCGCATCTATTCTATCGAAAATCCAGATCAACGAAGCCGCGATTATGAGATTGTGGTTGAAAAAGGGGTACAACTCGGATGACCGTTACCGCTGAAATTCTCGCACGCCTGAAGATTTCCCAATCTGGATCAAACGATTTCGGTGGGCCGGAATTCAAGCCGGTTCTCGAAACGCTGATTCAACTGACGGACGGAACGACAGTCAACAAGGCGAACATTGCTTTCGTGGACGAGCGCACAGTTGCGACCGGCGCGACGGAAAGCCTTGATTTGGTCGGCGTCCTGACCGATGCGTTTGGCGCGACCGTCGCAGCGGCGGAAATCGTCGCGCTGATGATCATCAACAAACCGCGCGCCGGATCACCTGTCAACACCACGGATTTGACCATCGGCGGCGGTGCTGCAGGCGTCTTTGCGTCGGCTATGCCGTTCGTGTTGAAGCCTGGTGCGGTGTTCCTCCTTGCGGCCGGTGATGCTGCAGGCGTCAAGACTGTTACCGCGACGACCGCGGATATTCTGACGATCGTCAACAGCTCGGGCGCGTCGGCCCTGTACCAGATCGCGATTTTGGCGCGTACCGCTTAACGACATGGTCAAGGGCGTTGCGGAACTCCAGAAGAAATTAACGGTGGTGTTCCCTGCGCTCGTTGAACAACGCGTGAAAGAGGCACTTGAAAAGGCAGCAACGCAGGTGGTCGCGCAAATGAAGACGCGCGCCCCTGTCTATGCCGGTCCGCCCGAGATACGGAGCGACAAGCGCCACAAAGGCGAACCGGTCATACCCGGCGCGTTGCGTGACAGTATCGGGTGGACGTGGGGGGACGCGCCGAAAGGTACCGTTTCGCTCGGATCCGTGCAAACGGGTCTGACCAAGGAAGGTACTACCAAACTGACCATTTACGCGGGCGACCGGAAGGCGTTTTACGCCCGGTGGGTCGAATTCGGTACGCGGAAATGGGTCGGAAACCCGTTCTTTTTCAGCACATGGCGGAACAATAAACGGAAGGTGAAGGGTCAACTAACCCGAGCCATTCGCAAAGCAATCAAAGAAATGGGGATGGTATGACGCCGTCACTCGACCTCCAGGACATGATTTACCGCCGTCTGACGTCAGATCCGACGATCACATGGCCTGTGTTCGATCGCGCGGACCCGCAACAGTCTATGCCGTTTATCGAGTTCGGACCGGAAGACGTCCAGGAAGACGATGACGAGTGTATTACCGGCACGAACCATCAGTTTCAAGTCGATCTCTATCACAGTGAGGCTGGCATGTCCGAACTAAAGGATATGATGGGGCTCGTGAAACGTTCGTTGCATAAGTATCCGGGGGAATTGACGGATAACGCGTTACATTCTATTCGATTTGTACGCAGCGCCGTGTTACAAGAGCCCGATGGTGTTAATTATCACGGCGTCGTGCAGTTTGAAGCGTTGATAGAGGAACCCGAGCCCGAATGAAGGCGGTTTTTCACGAGCGTTTCGAGTTCGACCGCCGACCGGCGCAAGCGGTTGCATTTGTCGTGCAGCCGTCCAGTGAACCACAGAATTTGCCGCGCGACGTTGTGGAAGCGGCTGTTAAAGCAGGGAAAGCAACGATATGGCTATCAAGGCGGCAACCGAAAAATATGAAGAACTAGTCCTAGACGTTGAGGTTG